ACGAACTCCAGACGAACCAATGTTTATGCGACGCTGCTGCTGCTTTTAAGCATAAATAACCCCTTAGACGAACCAAATTGCACCCAGCCTACTTCTGCCTGACCGAGATTTTGCCTGCCTTTGGGGGCTATCGCCATGTCTTGTATCTTAATGAATAGAATTGACTAAAGTTGGCTATTGGACAAAATCGGACTTTGAGATGAGAAATAGACCGAAAATTGTCCTACATTTGAGAAAGGGTGGAAAATGCAGATTAACCGCAACATTGATAAGGGTAGTTATACATAGGATAAGTGATGAAGGTTGGCTATGCGTGTATCAATATGGAATTAGGCGGTAGTTGTGATAACACCTACAAGCAAGTTGGAAAGCGTTGCGGGCGTTGCCAAAAGTGTTTAGGCGGTAAGGCTAAAGATAAGATTTACACTAACCGAACCTGCATCAAGCGCACCTTTGATATTGATATTGTGGCTGACAAGATTGAGTGCAATCTTACTGACCTTTTACGGATTCTGGAATGGAATGAGTCAAAAAGTATTAGATTCATGCGTTTGAGTAGTGAAATGTTTCCGTTTATGAGCCATGAGGAGTTGGGTTATGAGATTGATGAGTTGCCTAATGCTTCAAGAGTTCAAGAGTTGCTGACCCAGATTGGAAACTTTGCCGACACTCACCAACACCGACTCACCTATCACCCGGGTCCTTTCAATGTTTTGGGTTCTAAGAATCCTAAAACTGTTGAGCGCACAGTTCGTGATTTGGAATGTCATGCTAAGGTTTTTGATGCTATGGGTTTTACTCCAAGTTATTACAACAAGATTAACATTCATCTCGGAGTTGGGGCTGACGACCACGCTGGCGCAATCGCACGCTTTGTAGAAAACTTCAAACTTTTGAGTCCCAGTGTGCAACAGAGACTAACATTGGAGAATGATGACAAAGCACGAATGTTTTCAGTTCTTGATTTGATGCAAGTTCACGAGGCAGTTGGTGTTCCCATTGTCTTTGATTATCACCATCATAAGTTTTGCACAGGTGGTTTGAGTGAGGCCGAGGCTCTTAAGTTGGCTTGTTCAACATGGGACGGAGTGCGACCAGTAGTTCATTATTCCGAATCTCGTGGAATTGAGCAAGGTTTAGAAAAAGAAACTCCTGCTCATTCCGACCTTTGTTATGGCCCTATTCACTTGCATGGTCAAGAAGTTGATGTAATGATTGAAGCCAAGTTCAAAGAATTGTCTATTGAAACTTTGGAGGTTTTGGAATGAATCAGTGTATAATGTGTGAAGCAGAAATTAAAACTAATCAAGCAATTTGGATTGCGACAGATTCTTTGTTCGCTAATAATCGTTGGACAGAACATTTGAATAGTGATATGTTTTGTAGCATAGATTGTATGGGTGAATGTTTGGGAATTGAAGAACCTTATGAAAATGGTTCGCCTGATGAAAATGGTGCTGCGTGCAGTGTTTGTGAAACAAAAGTTTCGGCAGGACATACAGTTTCAGTAGGGTGGCATAAAACCAAGTCAGCCAGATGGCATAAAGTTATCACCACAAAGTTTTATTGTAGTTTGAACCCGTGTCTTCATCACGATTTGGAAAGTTCTGAATCACCAATCAATATGGAAGTTCCTAAGAAACCTCGTAAGGCAACTAAAAAGAAAAGAAAGAAAAAGAAGAAGTGAAGTCCGTGTGTAAAGTTTGCGATAGAGAGGGTTTGAGCCAACCTCGTAAAGTTCAATTTTGTAAAGATGGATATTGTAGTTTATACTGTCAATTTTTTGATGAGAAAAAGTTAAAGAAATACAAACCTAATAAGAATCCTCATTTGAAACACATGGAATACTTTCCTCCAATTTTGGTGGCGTGTGAAAATTGCGGAGAGGATGTTGAAGTAAGGTGGAACATTGGATTAAGTAATCGTTCATTTTGTAATCAAGAGTGTAATAATGATAATCGTAGTAATGGACAAAGGCGAAGAAGTTTGAAACATTATCCTATTCTTAAAATCTTAAAACACAGTGGAGAACCATTGAAGGCTGAAAGTTTAGCCTTGCGAGCATCAGTAGGTAATCGCCATCATCACACGAACCAATCAGTAGCCTCCTCTTTAAGATATTACACTAAGAAAGGTTTTGTTGTGGCTCATCAACATAATGGACCAACGGGTTTTAGAACTTATGAGATGTCGGAGTGGGCAAAGAAACTACCTATTAAACAAATACTCCTATGATAACCAAAAACCTTTTATACTATGTGCCTCCTAAGCAATAGTGAGGGAGAACTATGTTGAAGCGAAAGAATAAATTGAAACAGCAAATCCAGTTTTTGGAATCGGAGAACAAGCGATTGCAGAATAGCAATAAGTGGATGCGAAGGCACATTAAGAGTATGCCCGTTGAAATCCGAGAATGGTTTATTGATAATGACCAAGAAGATGAATGGCAAGAGTTTGCCAGCGACTTTGAACTTTGTCATCATTGTGGTTTTGATTATACCAATGGAGAGGGACACCATGAAAACACAGATGTTTGCCCTGAAGCATTTAGGCAAATGTGTGATGACTTCATAGATGAAACAGGAAACGGCAACAGCACCCGAAGTTTAATTTGGATGTTGCATGATAATTTGATGGGTCGTGGAGATGAAAGAGTTTTGTCATGGGTTGATGATTACCACCGCCAACTTTGCGACTTTTCCGAAGAAGAAATAGAATTGGATTTTGATAAGTGGTTGGAACAACAGAAAGCAGAAGGTGAAACTTTGAGTAGTCTTTTGGCCTCACACCTTTGGACTTACGACCAGAACCGAGAGTGCCTCAATGAATGGATTGTGGAACTTTGGATTGAGGATTTTGAAGAAGAAACGGAGTTGAAAGTATGAACAAACCACCTTGGATAGACCCGAATTGGACAGATGGATTATCGGAGTTAGAGTATAACTTCGCAACAGGACAGTTCAAAGACTCTTATTGGACGCAAGTAGTTGGACATAAACTTTGGATTAGAGGAATAGAAACTGATGAAGAAAGATTAACTAAAACCTATTATTCTAAGAAACAATCCATTAAACCTATTCGCCATATTGAGTGGCGACCAATTTATGTCAATACTTTGGAAACTCAATTTGTGAACAATGCGAAGGGTGCGTGGAGGATTTTTCAAAATCCGCATACTGAAGAAGCCAAAAAAAGATATGTTGAAATGTTTGACTGGCATGGGCATGGCTGTTATTGTTGCGAAACTCCAATGGCCGACTTACAAACTGCTAAGGGCTATGTGCTAAATAGAAAACCTCTTGAAAGACACCATAATTCATGTAAAGTCTGGAATCACCCAAAATATAAAAGGAGAGATTAGATGAAAGTAAGATTTCATTTAGGTGCAGGTGAGCATCACCGTAAGTTTCAAGTTATTGACGACGATGGTGTGAAAAGTTATCACGACCCAGAAAAAGTTCAGTTGCGAATGATAAACTGTAAATTACATAACCGACCCAAAACGGCAAGTTTGATTTATGAATCTAAAATAAACAAAACAGTTTGTTCTTGGATACGCTGTGAAAAAGTTGAAGTTTTGTCATCAGGAAGTCATCAGGGTAAAACTTTGGTGGAGTATAATCCTCGTAAGAAACCTCATTGGGTGATTGAAGGAAAAAATGTAGATTATCAAGAGTTTGATTGCTTGGTCAGCGATGGCCGAAATGTTTTTATAGGTGAATCTACTACGGTATAGTGAGGGAACAAGATGGTAATACCAGTTGATGAAATGATTGAGATGATTGAGCAAGCCTCCGAGGATTTGCGAAAGACACAGACAGAAGTTAAGAAAGCGGTGGCTACGGCTATGGAACTAAGAAAGGACTTTGATGATTTAGTAGAATGCACTTATGCACGCCTGATGAGTCATAATCCACTGACAGGTCAAGACCACACAGACCTAAAAGATTTGGTTAGCCGACTTCGTAAAAAGTGGGAGTTGAGTGAATGATTAAGAAAGCAGAACTTCAAATGGATTTTGATATGCTGATGGATTTAGTGCAAAATTGGAGATTAGGCACTACGGATTCCGTAGATAATCTATTGGTGATGCACGAAGCCTTGAAAAAGAAACATAAGTGAATCTTTATATCATAGAAAGTGCTATATTTACTTCATGCACTGGATTACACAAGTTTTTTTGGGTATAGGCATAGTCATAGTCTTAATTTTAATTGAAGCCTACTTCACGAGAAAAGACCCCGATAAAAGGCTGTGAGTTTTATATCAGTGATTGCCCGTAGGTAGGTTATGGATAACTTACATTATTATGCTATTACAGATTTGAACATTGAATACTTAGGTGTAGATGTTGGCTTAGAAGTTTTACAAAAGGCAGTAGGTGGTTGGATTGAAGCCTTACCTGCTCAACAGATGTGGGAAGTGGCTTATGTTGATGAAGAAGGCAGACTCAAAAGTTTGCCTGTAAATCATTTGGCAAGTGGTTTGATAGGATACGAAGTTTGTGGAACAATGGTTATTGGGACTAAATCTAAATCACTGCAACAAGTTATCACTAATAAGGAATAAAAGGATGGAGCCTCCGAAACATTCTGGGTTGGTGCAAATCAGCCGAAACCTATTACAACAAGCCTCATGTTTCTTCTTTCAACAATTTTCATCTTTCTTCAAACTCTAACAAATCAAACAATCAACGAAACAAATAAACGCAAAAATCACAAAACAAAAAATACGCAATCAGTCAGACTACTCAAAGTTGGCTCCACTTAATAGTGTATAGGTTCAACTACTTAAAGTTTTACCGAAACCGAAGTATTTCTCGGCTTTGCGTCGCTTCTCGGATTTCCACCCGTCGCAAACAATGTTTGACTTTGGTGAGATGTTGTGTCTGGGGTTCATGTGAGTTTTAGGATTCCTGTAAAACAATCTTTTACAATCTGGACAACTCCATAAGTTTTGACTACATGATTCACAATAACGACCCTCATAGTTATTGTAGCGAAGAAAAGTTCCCTTGATTCCTTCAGGCTTCATGCAAACAATACACAAATCATCACGATGTAGAAAATTAGGCATACAATCAATACAGCGAATCGCCTTCTTAAACTTTAAGTATCAAAAGAGCATAATCTAATACATGGAGTGGAACAAACCATATCATTCGGAGTCTGATAAATCTCGGACGCACGGTAAAAGTTTTGGTTCTGAAGTCACCCGGGACCTTCCTAAGAAAGAAGTTAAGGAAGCAAGTGTTTTGAGTAGATTCAAAAAACCTTTCATGCCGACCACTTGGAAATGGATGCGAACTTCAGGACCAGCCAAAGTTTTCAACTACCAACCAAGAATGGGTGAGACCACAACTTTGGAACTTAATATCCCATCACAATTCTGGAGTTTCGTGCGAAGTGTTCGGGACGGGAAAAAGTTTGTAGGCAAAAAGATTCACATGGACGACAATAGTTATCTGGAAATGGGCAACCGAGTCACTGTTAATATGGAAGATGCCGAAGGTGGTTCAACTGCTACAACTTTCCCAAGTTTAGAGTTTAGAACCAGCGACGAAAAAGGAGGAGAAGTTTTCCAATTAGATTGGCAAGCCTTTGCTCAAGAAAGAAAATTGGCTCGTGGTGCATGGGACGAAGATTGGGGTTATTCTAAACAAGGACAACCTACAATGGGTGGTGCTTCAATGTATGATAAAGAACTAAAACTTACTTGGAACTCTAAATTAAGTTGGCTTTGGTTATTGGTAGCAGCAATTGGACTTCTTGGATTGGTAAAACTTTTTAGGAAGTGAGATTATGGGATTTATCTGGAAGACAGACCCAGAATATCTGGTGAAAGAGATTTTTGATGAAATAGAAGCAGGCAACTACAAAAGTGTTCACGACCTAAATGATGAAGAAAAGCACTTTAAGGATTTTTCTAATCTTGCTGAAAATGCACCAATCTTGGAAAAAGAGGTTGAAGCATTGTTTGAGGGATTCACTCACGGCGGTATTGAAACTTTTCCTTGCGATACCCAATTTGCTTACAACAATGCTGGAGTCTATGTGATAAATCCTTATGGTAAGAACCGAGACTCATCAAGCAACAAGCGACTTCCACAATGGATTTTTGTTAATGCTGACTATGGAGTTTATGCTCTGATTGGTTTTAATAATCTTAAGTGGAAAAGATTTAAGCATTCAACTAAGGCTATGGGTGCTGTTGGACAAGAGGAATATGAATGCACCGAAATTAAAAGGATGCTAAATACTGCCGTAAATTATCCATCACTTACACAAGAGCAACTTTACCAAATTAGATGGTTTGGAACAATCAAGATTCTGAACTGGTTAATGTCTGATTATACTGAATTAGTGGAGGTGGAATAATGGAATTAGTAGAGGCTTACAAAATTATTACTACACCAAGTCGTTCAAGACCTGCTCTGGTAGATAAAGTCAATGAGTTTTATCTTAATCTAATTGATAATACCGACGAAGATAAATACAAAGATTTTTTCACACAAATACCAACCAACTGGACTACGCTCTCGGTAGATAAACAATTTGCTTTTAATAATCCGGGAATGTATCATATTGGAGATAAAGATTCACAATTTCTTTTGATTAACACTGGCACGACAGCCATTAAAGGAAAACATAAAGGAAAACACACTTTCCTTGCGGGGTTGGTCTTCGGAAAAAAAGTTGCTTCTTCGGAAATGAGAGAGGTGCAAGAACTTTTAGACACGGCTTTGTTAGTTGATGAACTACTCTTAGTATTAGACTTCCCAGACTATAAGATTCTTAATTGGTTAGTTTCTGATATTGAAAGTTTGGTGGGAGTGGAATAATGGTAAGTTTTGATTCGGCTGCCAAATCTGGATACCCACTGAAAGATTGGGGCAATTGGCAAAATGAAGATTGGTATGATTTTCTAAAAGATTTTGATGAACCTGAACATCCAGAACTTTGGAAGATAGATTTACAATTCGGTGGGCAGGACTTAGCAAAAGTTTTGTCAGAAACCTACCCTGTCCGAGAATACTTTGGAGACATCGTAGAAGAAAAATACTTTGGCAAGGGTAGTTGGGACCATAAAAGATATTATCAACAAGAGATGGCTCACATATTATGGAAAAATATACCTTACCTTAGTATTCCTGCTCAAACGGCTGCTAATTCTTGGTTTTCTAAAACGGGACGGCATAAAGACTTAAAGTTTGGAAGTTTTGTAGTTCTGGTGCAACCCAAAGTAGACTTTGTTTTGGTAGCAATTGACTTGAGAGAATGTTATGCAACAGCAGGTTATGACTGGTCAGTATTCAAGCCACCTTATTATGTGGTTACTATGGTTAGAAAGCAAATGGCAAAGTCGTGGATAACTGATTTGTTAGAAATTGCCCACAAAAACTTAACACATAATCGCTCTGGTTTAACTTGGACAGAAATTAACGAATTAACAACACCAAAAGTTAGTCGGCTGGTAGAAATCCGTGACTTTCAAACTATTCCTAACATGAAACTTTTGAATTGGAAAGATTCATCTATTATCATGGACTATATGGAACTTAGCCCTAACCCACTGCGACCGTTTTTGTGGTATTTGGAATTGCAGCCTGCTCAATACAATTCTCGTTATAGTCAAAAAGGTAATTGGTTTATTCCTTATGGAAGATTAACTAAAAAGTTATTTGGAGATGTTTTTACGGATGGATACCTTGCTCACCAAAGATATATGTTGGGTGGGAAAAAAGTTTATGCCCGAACAACTCCTCGTAAGGCTTGGGAGTATAACCAAAATGTAGCACCACACAAAGAATCATCTTGGGAGGCTGAAGCGAAAACTTCTTATAGTAGCGATACCTACGGTATAGTGATGAACAAGCATCTATGTCCAATTTGTGAAGGCCCAATCCCGAATGCAGAACACGAAGGTAAGTATCCCGGTGCTATGAGCCGTTGGGATAATGTTTCCGAGATTTGTTCTATGTGTGGTTCAGCAGAAGCCATGTCGCCTTTGTTGAATCCAGATGCTCGTATGCTAATGCAAGCCTCCAGAGAGTTTGACGATTTTGATTTGTGGCGTGAAGGTGTGTTGTTGGGACGACCTGCGGTAGAGGAGATGCAAAGAGCCTCAATGGAAGCCGCTAAGAAACTAAGAGAGATGGAGGACTAAAAATGGGACGATACTTGAATTACTTATCAGAGGGTGGCTCGGAACGACATTTCTACAAGTATGTTTTTGGCGACCAACCTTCCGAAATTGGCGAAATTATGGGATTGCCTGAAATGGATGAAATGGCAGAAGTCTATGTGGGTCGTGATGTGGGCGCACCCGGATTATTTATTTTTGACACAGGTTCGCTACATGAATATCTAAGTGAATGGTTGGCTGCCTATGATATGGGCGAGGAAACCGTGTTCGTGATTGAAAGACCTTATGGTGGAAATGCAGAATACGAGTTAAAAATACCTACGGGAGTGAGCGACCACTTTATTGATTTGCTTAGAGCCATTCACAAGGCTACTGAATATGTAAGTGGCGATATGTTTATTTTTGAGAGTTGATAAGTATGGGAACTCGTAGTATAACAGTAGTTGAGAATGAAGAAGGTCAAGAACTTTGTCGGATTTATCGGCAATTTGATGGCTACTTAACAGTTATGGGTGAAGAACTAAAAGATATTGTCATGCGAGGTCCAGTAGTAGGTATGAAAGACATTCGTGATAGAGAATCTTATTTGGGAATGGGCAGTTTGGCTGCCAGTGCGGTTGCTCAATTGAAAACTTATATCCGTGACCCAGCAACAGGCGACCGTGAATGGAAATCTCCTGCTTTTGATGATAACCGTATTCAATTGATTCCTCTGGGTATTCACGATATAGGCGAGGAATGGATTTACACCATCAGTTATGGTGGTGATGGGGAGTATGCACAATTGTTTGCTTACGATACCTACGGTAAAGAACGCTGGGAATGGGACGCAGAAGAACAAGACTGGGTTCAATAGGAGCCAAAACTTTATATGGGTGGTTCTACTTAGTAGAATTATGACCTACCGTGGAAATCATATCGTATCAATTTGGAAAACAAAAGAAGAAGCACTTGCCTATGCAGAAGAATACCTAATTGGTTGTGGTTGGCAACAAGTAATGCCTGCACACCGTTTGGTGCAAACTATTATTCTAAACTCTTGCCACTCCTATGATACAGAAATGGACATGAAGCGTTATATCGTGGTTGAAATTGACCATGATGACGAAACGGTTGCTGATGTGTTGGAATGTGCCAAGCAACAAATTGATGAAGCCCAACAAGCAAAGTATGACCGCTTGAAGGCACAGATGGATGAAATGAAAGCATCAAACCCTTATTTGGCTTTGGAGTGATTACCATGAGCGAAAAGATGTGGCGAGTTAAGATGAGAAAGAACGCAGATGGCACAAAGACACTAATTTCTAAGGAATTGGTTGAAGTTGAGGCTGATGCCGATGATACAGATTAACAATGCACTGGGATTATTTGACGGCATCAGTTGTGGGCAATTAGCCCTACACCGAGCAGGTGTTAAGTTTAACAAATACTATGCCAGCGAAATTGACAAATACCCAGTAAGTGCGACACAAAAGAACTTTCCTAATACAATACAATTAGGAAACATAAACGACTGGAAATCGTGGGATTTAGAAGATATAGATTTGATTATCGGGGGAAGTCCGTGTCAAGGATTTTCAATGGCGGGTCAAAGATTGAACTTTGATGACGAGCGTAGCAAGTTATTCTTTGTGTTTGTTGAAATCATTAAACATTATCAACCAAAATACTGGTTGTTAGAAAATGTCAAAATGAAGAAAGATGTTCAAGATGCGATAAGTGCCGAACTTGGTGTAGAGCCTGTGCTAATCAATTCAGGTTTGGTCTCGGCACAAAGTAGGGACAGGTTGTATTGGACTAACATTCCTATTGAAACTTTACCTGATGACAAAGGGATTTATCTCAAAGATATTTTGGAAACTTTACCTGAAGCCGAAATCAGAGGAGGCGACTTGGAAGAATACTTCAAAGATAAAGAAGGAAAACTTTCTCCCAGAGGGCTGTGTCATATTGGAACTGCAAACTTAAATGGTATTCAATCTTTGAAAAGAGTTTATCACCCCGATGGGAAATCTCCGACCTTAACAACCAGCATGGGAGGAAATCGTGAATCAAAGGTTTCTACGAGTGAAACCACTTGGAGAAAACTTACGCCTCTGGAATGTGAAAGATTACAAACTTTGCCTGATGGCTATACTGATAATCTAAGTAATACTCAAAGATACAAAGCCATAGGTAATGGTTGGACAGTAGATGTGATAGCCCATATCTTTGGATTTATGGAGGAATAGAAATGAAAATTAGAAATGCTTTAGGATTGTTTGATGGAATAAGTTGTGGACAAGTGGCTTTGGCCGAAGCAGGAGTAGAATACGAAAAGTATTACGCCAGCGAGATTGATAAAAATTGCATTAAGATTACTCAAAAGAATTATCCCAACACTATTCAACTTGGAAATATCACGGATTGGAAAACTTGGGATTTAGAAAATATAGATTTGATTATAGGTGGTAGTCCCTGTCAAGGTTTTTCGGTAGCAGGTAAAAGATTGAACTTTGATGATGACCGTAGCAAACTTTTCTTTGAGTTCTTAGATATTATTAGACATTACAAACCCAAGTATTGGCTGTTGGAAAATGTTTTAATGCAACAAGATATTCAAGATGCCATAACCGCAGAACTCGGAGTTGAACCCATCTTTATTGATTCCCAAAAAGTTTCAGCACAAATGCGTAAGAGACTTTACTGGACCAACATTCCCGGAGTGGAACAACCTGATGACCTCGGTGTAAAACTTTCCGAGATTCTGGAAACAGATAAAGACTGGAGTTCTGCTCACATCGTCGGGCGAAGATTGAACTCCGCAGGAGTTCGGAAAGACTACGATAAAACTTTACCTATTACTCAATGTATCCAAGTAAAAAAGAATCCAGATAAAACTCAATGTTTGACAACGGTAAGTAAAGATGCAGTAATTTGTCGCTTACCTCACGGTCGTTATCCCGATGCTTATGGCGTTCATGCAGACGATTGGCGAAACTTGACTAATGTTGAGGCCGAAAGACTACAAACTTTACCAGATAATTATACAGAAGGAATTGCACCTACGCAGCGTCGCCGTGCTGTTGGAAATGGTTGGACGGTAAAAGTTATTGCTCACATCTTTAGTTATATGGAGGAATAGAAATGAAATTACGAGGTGTATTAGGAACTTTTGATGGTATGAGTTGTGGGCAAATTGCCCTTGAGCGTGCTGGTATAGAATACGAAACTTATTATGCAAGTGAAATTGATGAACCCGCCATGCAAATTGCTCAAAAGAATTATCCTAATACCATTCAACTTGGAGACATTACCAAACTTGAAGCCAAAGATTTACCAGATGATATAGATTTATTGATTGGCGGAAGCCCTTGTCAGGGTTTTAGTATGATTGGTAAGAAACTAAACTTTGATGATGAACGCAGCAAGTTGTTTTTTGACTTTGTTAGATTGCTAAAAGAAATTAAACCAAAATACTGGATGCTGGAGAATGTCAAAATGGCAAAAGCCGTAGAAGAAGAGATTAGTAAGTTGCTGGGTTGCGAGCCGATTAAAATTAACTCGGCTTTAGTATCGGGTCAAAACAGATTAAGGTTATATTGGACTAACATTCCGAATGTTGAGCAACCTGCTGACAAAGGAATTACAGGCAAGTCTTTGTTAGACGACCCCAGATACGAGATTGCGACAACCAGAAAACCTTCTGGTGGAAAACCTCGGCAGATTGTTCGCACGGCAACTGATAAGTTTAATTGTATTACTGCAAGTTATTCAAAAGGAGTCAATGGTGATGGTAGGCCAGCGAAAGTTTTACCTCACAACTTTGGAGACTATCACAAAGACAAGATTGAGGCTTTGAGTCCAGTAGAAGCAGAACGATTACAAACTTTACCTGAAAATTATACTGAAGGTGTGAGCAAGTATGAAAGATATAAGATGATTGGCAACGGCTGGACAGTAGATGTGGTAGCCCATATTTTTACTTATATGGAGTAAAGTTTTTATAGGAGAAACAACGAGGGTGAAATAATGGATACACTAAAGATTAGAATTGAAACTGAAGAATACATTTATGAAGAATGGGATATTGCTAAGAAGGAATAACTATGTTTAATGAGATAATCCTAATGATATTGTTATTTGGAACTATGTATCTATGTGGCTGGTTGATAGAAACTTTGACTCACACAAAGCGACGCAAGCCAGAGCCATACAAGCCAACATTAGAGGATTTTTTCTTAGAAAGTTTAACAGCACAATTCTCCAGAGTTCCGGGAACTGGTGGAATGACTCTCAAAGAATACTACTTACATCATAAGAAAAGTTTAGCCACTATTTGTGAGGAGTGTCAAGACCCACATTCCTTGCGATTAACCTCTGAAGAAACTTTAACTTGTCAAGAGTGTGGACATGAACAATCAACTACTTTGGGACAAAAGATGGCGAGCGTGGCTAATGACATATACTACTGATTTGGGGTGAAGAAATTGGCAACTAAACGAAAGTGTGGACTTTGTGGAGATGCAGGACACACGGCACGCAACTGTCCGATGAAAGAAGAAGACCGACGCTGGGCAGAACATCAAAAAACTTTAGAGACACCGACGGTAATACACATTAGCGGGTGGGATAAACCTTATCTTTGTGATGCAGAAAAAGGGTGGTGGCCTGAACGATGTTTAAGTGATGAGTTCGCTCAAACTTTACCAGTTTGTGAAGCCTGCGAAACCGCTTACGAAGAAAGGTTTGGACGCAAGTATTCTGAAGTTAAAGCAATTCGTCAGGAAACTTCTCCCAATTCAAACACTGCCAGCCAAAAACTTGGTTAAGTTGCTGTTCTAATTTTAGCATTTCAGTAGATTTGGTGATATTACAACCACTTTCCGAGTTTTTTATCGGACATCATTTCTTGATATAAAGTGGCTGATACAGTTTCATCAAGTTCTTGACCACATTGAGAACAATTAGTAAAGTATTTCATCTGGGAACTCCCTCCAATTTAGAACTTTGAATGGTAGGTAAATGCCATGAGGTTCAAAACGATAAAAAGACCATTTTGGTAATTTCTCACCATTGTCATATAGAAACATGGTAGTATCTAATTCTACTTGAAACAATTCTGCACCTTCTTGTAAATCTGAATCTGTAATATAATGCTGATAACTCAAAGTTTTAGTTCCAGAAAGATAACTGTATCTTAGTGGTCCTATCATAGTTGATTCTCCCGGTGTGGGAATGAACCAAACCGTAATTTTATTTTCGGTATCTACGACTGACCAAACATTGTCGGAAGTAGGTTCTCCTTCTTTTGTAGCCTCGTAAAAAGCCATAAAACCATCTGTGTCTGCATAAACAGAGTAAGGTATTTCATCAATGTTGTGTTGAATAGTTGGGTTGGAAGTTTCAGGCCAAAGTGCCACATAAGATAACAGATGCCATGCCTTCAAAGTAGGAATCAACTCTTTCTTTGATTGGACATAAGGAATCATAGTTATCATAAATAGACCCTGATACTTAATGTTTATGTAAGTGATACGCTGATAAGATACTATGGGTTGGTTAGATACACAAGCAGTTCAAGGGGCAATTGCCAACTTTGCCAGACCCAGAGAAGTAAAACTTACGATTCATCGTTCCGACGACCGTGCAGAAGATTTTGGTTTCAGACAGCAAAGATTTCACAAATCAGATTCGGTGGGCAAAACTTTGAAACTTGTGGGACACCCAGAGCGTAGAATAAGTTTGTTCGTGGGAACAAATCGTGTAGAGTGGACAATGTTAAGATTACCTCCTCCGTTGCGAGTGCGAGGCGTTTCAGGTTTTAACAAAGATGCTATGAAAGATTTTAGGAACTTTTGGAAGAAAACCTTGACACGAGAAGGCTGTAAGGAACTACAAATAAACTTTGAGACAATTTATCAGGGAAAAGATTTAGTTTGGGATGTAGATTATCCTAATCATCCGGGTGCTGCTTTCGGCGTGGCTAATGACATCGCAAAGTTTTTGGAATCTAAACACGGTCTCAACCCACAAATTGTGTTTTCAGGTTCCAAAGGTTTCCATGTTTGGTTGCACGCTGAAGAAGCCGAAAGTTTGGTTTCTAAAATTAGTCCTCATTGGAAGAAAACCTTTGCGACGCAGAATGACCCTTTGCGCTACCAAGCAAAACTTTATCGCACGGTTACTGAAACTATTTATGAAGAAGCAGCCTCAACTCCTATTAACTACTTAGACTTAGCACCGATTCAAAGACAAGGTGTGATTCGTTGTCCATATAGTATTCATCCAAAAACTGGACAAGTGGTTTGGCCTTTAGATGCAGAAGAAAGAACAGCCTTAGAAAATCTGGTAGAAGAAAACTTTGAAGTAAGTCTTTGGGAAATCATAACTACTATTCACCCATGGACAACCAAAAACGAATACGAGCGTCCAGATTTTCCTGAAATGGGGATTCACCCTGCTACTGAAGTGTGGCAAAGAGGAATGCCTATGTGGAATCTTTAAGTATCAAAGACACTTAATGATTACTGTTTATTATGAAACCTATTGATATTCAAGTGTTTCTTAACGAAATAAATGGTGACGATGATATAGATTCCACTATGCTCAAGACTATGGCCTTCTCTGACAAAGTTAATATGGAAGTGGTAGAAAGATGGGATGTAGATAATGAGCCTCCTCAGACTTGGAAGGAGTTTGAACAGTTGTGGCTGAATACTTATTTCCCTTGGATTAGCAGAGGTAATGGAATACTACTAATGTGGTCTAAAGATTCTGATAGCGTTTTCCCCTATGTTTGGTGGTATATTGGTTATGATACAAAACAAAAACGGTTTGAAAGTTCTTCGTGGCTGGTCAGTGGTAATTTCACACAGTCCAACAATGTAGTAAAAACACAAACTTGTAATTGGTTTGGGGCAAACTTAGTCCAGATGGATGAAACAGTTTGCACTCAAATGTTAGATTGGGGCGATGATTGGTCTGGCGAACTACAAGACGATATTGCTGTGGTCTGGGCAAATTGCTCTACTGGATTAAATGTTTGGAAAACAACTATGAGTCAAGAAGATTTTATGAGAAAAACTTTGAACTGGACTAATGCTAACATAGAGTTTTTATTAAGGTGATTAAAATGACAAGTCAAGAAGATATTTTGAAAGCAATTGCAGCCGAAAGAAACAAACTTTTGAGTTCTACGGTAACTCCACCACCTCCACTTACTGCGGAAGATATAGTTAGAGATATGCAAGAACAAGCCAATGCAGGACGAGGCCAACAAAAAGTTGCAGGAAATAAAAACATGGGCGCACCAAAGTCGCCTGTTTCAGACGAAATAACTGCCGACCAAGTAAAAGATTTTTGGAACATTCCGGGGCTAAAGAAGAAACTACAAAACGACCGCAGGTGATAAGATGGTAACTTTTCAAGATGTAGCAGATTTTTATTTGAAATACAAAAGCGACCCAACTACGGCTGCTTGGGAAAAGTTTGGTGATGCTCACGAGGGTTGGTTCACAGAGGAACTCCACGATAGCACAGCCGATGCCGAAGATTTTTATGGGTGGACAGTATCTTATCCACAGTTTGAAGAAACCATGGATAAATGGGTGAAAGGACAGGGTGTTATTATGACTCGTAATGGACAAGCCATGATTATTTTAGAAAATACACCTTTACTATTAACTAACTTTAAGCAATTAGCCGAGTTAAGTAAGAAATCCGAATGGAGTGTAGGAGATTTACTGATGGTAGGTTTTGTAGAAATTGAGCAACTTAAGTCAGAAGAACCTATAACCGAATTACCCAAAGATTTTAAGGTAGTGGGCGGTAAATGGTTTGATACTGATGATGATTGGAACTACACTCCTTGGTCAAAGTTTATGACAGATTTTGGAATGACTAATTCTAACAAGTCAAACCTACCCATGTTTTTAGAGTTTCAAATCAAAAACTTTAATGCGATATTAAATTGGAAGTCTACGGAATCGTTGCGAAACCTGTTTGGACTCTAAGTTTAAGTAAGAGATAACCTAATGTGATAGTATGGGAGTTAAAGAGTTCACCAAGCGAATGGAGATTTGTAGGGAGTGTCCCGAAATGGCAAAGAAACTTACAGGTAGTTATTGTCGGCTGTGTGGTTGTATTCTAAGACTTAAGGCACAGAAAAGTTCTGAAACTTGCCCATTAGGTAAGTGGTGAAATGAAACAAGTTGAAGTTGGTCAAGCCATTACAGGCTTTGAGTATTACGAACCAGTTTTAGAAAAGGCTGGTTATCACCACCAGTTTGGTAAGACAGAAACTTTTGTTGCCAGTGTAGTCTTTTGTCCAGAATGTAGTGAACTCAAACAGCACAATCCCCGCACAGGAAAAGTAGAAACCAAAAGAAGCATGAAACAAAGAGATTATTGTTTTGGAATAGTTTATGATAAATCTAAATCTAAAGGAACTTGCGCTAATTGCCAACATGAAATGGCAACACCTCCTAAGTTAGACCAAGAAATGGAAAGTTTGCGAGCAGTGGGTGAAGACCACCGCACCGAACACGAATGGATTGGAGAAGCAACTTATGAAGAAGGTTATTTTTGGTTAGATGCAGAAGATTACCAATCATTATTTAGAGTTGTAATTAAAGCGCACCGTGAAAAGTTAAATCTTGCACCTGCTGTATTAGTTGGTGGTAGTGGATATGGTCTAAACAATAGAAACTTTTTAGAAATGGCTAAGAAAAAACAATTCAAAGAGCGTGAGGGCTTGATGGGAGTTCCCCGACAAGTGTGGGTAAGTCTTTAAGTAGCAGTAAGGCTCACTATTATTCATGGTTTCTAAAGAAGAAAAAGAATTGATAGAGGCTCGCAAGCAGTGGGCAGATACACCTATTATCAATTTTTGGCATGATACTAACGATGCGCCCGATGCTTTTTTTGATGAATTATTAGCCGCAACTCGTGATGAGGAGTCCAGCAGCACCCTAAGCAGAACAACTACCCGAACCAGTAGTGGGTCTAAAAAAGCCAAAAGTTCTTATGGAGGACACTCGGTTAAATCTCCTCAAGTTAAATATCCGATTACTAATAAGAAATGGGGAAAGTTTTGGGAAGTGCTTTCGGCTATGAATAAATCCAATGGTAAAGAAAACATTCCTACCAGAGCGCAGCGTTCCGCAGGCCAAGATGACTTAACTTTTGTAGTCACCAAAGGTTTGGACTTGCGAACAGGAACTAAAAGAAAATCTACTACGGCCTTTGAATCAGGACCTTACAATACAGTGATTGATTATGTTATGATTGACCGTCAATGCACCAACTGTGGAAACAAATGGACAACTGATGACAAATGGAAAGATAGTAAAGCAGGAAAGACTTGTCCAGAATGCCGTGCATTTGAAAAGTTTAAGGATATTAAAGGTCCATATACTGTAAGTTCTGACACTTTATTGTTCCCAGTGGGTTTGGCTGTTGATGGACAAACTATTGCGTTGGCTATGCTACAAGGAAAAGAAGCCAAAGAGTTCGCTGACCTAAAACCGGGAGACCGAATCAAGTGGAAAGGTTTTATCAAAGGTGCGTGGTATGATATTACCGTGCCAAGCGGCGGCGGTTTTGACCGAATGCGACCAAGCGGTTGGAAATACGCAGATGCTAAGAAAGCAGGTGGCTATGGCGTTGTGCCACTAATGACTCTCGGTGGTAAAAGATACGGCGGTTATATTTCTACTGCATAGTTTTATATCACTGAAATTACATAGTAGGTATATGTCCGTCTGGAACAGCCCTTCTGAATGGCAAAAGTATTTAGAATCTAAATATGATTCTGAAGAATCTTTAGAAGGACACATCAGAGAGTTAGGTAAAACTTATCTTCGTAACTGGAGGAGTGCAGAACTTTTTCCTGTGATTGGTTATGATGAAGAACTAATGGACGAACCAAAACTTATTGGTGTGGCTATGTATGGAACACCTCGCAAACAAGATGGATTGTATCTCTTTGGTATAGAAGACGATTTGCCTGACACATTGATTGATTGGGTAGATACAGTTATGGACTTAGGAGATGGTTTAGATTGTATTTGTGAAATCATGTTAAACTATCATAAAGCAACCATTCTGGTTAATCTAAATAATACTCAAGATATGAAAACTTTATTCCAAGATATTAAGATGGGAACAAGAAGCACTAATTATCTTAAGATGAAACCCGGGCTAAAAGTTTCCGATAAATCTTCTGGAGTTTTACTGAAGACGAACAGCGTGTTACAGACAAACTTTTTCACTAAAGATTTCAGGAGAGAATGGATATGAGTAAATTAGGAGGTGGGTGGGGTTTGTATGAACCACCAACAGACACAGCCTCCGTTAAGGTGTTGCCATATTTAATTCTAAGTGCAGTTGTATTTTTGGCTTTATTCGCTGTTTTTGCATAAAGTTTATATCAGTGCTTACACTATGTAGATATGGTGAGCCAATGGAAAACAAAGAGATGAAGGCATGGACTGTGATTATCAATAACAGCGTTGAACGAAAGGGCAACGATGTTTGGAATGTTAAGAGTAGTGATGGAACAAAGCAATACACCGTGATTAGGTGGTCAGACGATTTGAAATGCGATTGCTTGGGTTTCCGACACTACAAGAACTGTAAGCACACAAATGCCGTCAGAAAGATGTTAGAAATTGCTCGCCACAACGGGTGATTACATGAGTAAGCAAAAGAAATGGATACCTGCGGTTCGGGGTATGTTAGAAATGAGAGCCATGAGAAGTGTAGATATTGAGCAACAACTGTCGGCTCGTTTCAGACACGCACCATCAGCACGCAGTATTACTGCTGCTTTGAATGGTGATAGTAGATTTGTTAAAGTGGGAACGACTCACAATTCTTCTTTGTTGAAGAGTAAGAGTCATCTGGTAGCCATTTGGGGTCTATCAGGTATGAGGTATGCAGAGGGGTATCCGTATGAGCGAGTCTAAGCAACGATATGTTATTCTACTTGAGTTTGTAGATGGTCGCCGTGATATTAGCGAAGTGTTGTATGATAATCGCAACGATGCCGAGCGACACGCTATGGAACTTGAGAATACTGATGAAGTTTTATTCACCATGATTCGCAGGGCTGTATTAGCATGAGTGCGTGTAGCAATCCTGAATGCGAGCGTATGGTATTCAGTGCTTGCGAACCCTACAACATGACTCAAGATAACTTTTGTAGTCAGTATTGTTGTCGCTATGTTAGTGATGGATACCAACCTGTATTAGTGAGTAATTCTAAACATCATAAGAATCTTTTCAAACTACCTGATATTGAAAGTCAATGCGACGCTTGTGGAAAAACTATTCATTTAGAGTATGCACATAAAAGAGCCAATGCAAGTTTTTGTAATCGCAGTTGTCATAATGTGGCTCGTAAAAGTTTGAGAGGTCGTAAAGGAATGTTGCGTTATCAAATCTTAAGATTATTAAGAGATAATCCTAAAGAGTGGTGGTCTGCATCAGATTTGTCTAAACTTTTGGACGATAGAAACTCTTTGTGGACAATAACACAAAAGTCTGTAAGTTCTAATTTACGAATGTATCATCATTTGGTTGAAACTCGGCAAAGGGGTTCAAGAAAAGTTAATGAATACCGATTCAATCCTATGTATGCCGATTATCCACTGGTCTTAGCCATGCAAAAGAAGTGCTAACCACCACAACACTTAAATAGGGGAGACCCCGTAATGGTATAGTATGGGAGTAAGGGAAGACACGGGCAACAAAAAGTGGTGGGATTATTGGAGGCACTACAAAACCAAGCGAGGCGCACAAGCGTATGCTAAGAAACACAGAGGCGTGTGGGTTATTATCTATTGCGACGAATCTCTAATGACTAAAGAAGAATTAGAGGACTTAGGCCAATGGATTGTGGGTCGTGCTGATGAATACTTATTTTTCCAAAACAAACATGGGCAAGACTTTGAGAAACTATACAAGGCCATAGAGTATTGGAAAGACGGAAATGTAATTATCGTAATCCCAGAGGATGGCGAGTAGTTATATGAAAGAAACCTACAACTTAATAAGGGTGGTGGGCATATACGAGTAGTGAGGGGCAAGTTTATGAACCAATTGAGAACAATTCCGATAATTTTAATGATGATGCTGGCAGGTTGCTTGGCAACTGCTGATAGTAATACTTCACAAACAGTGGAAGAACCGACTTACAATTGGCATTATAACAATAGTTCCTATCAATTCAATAATGTAGCACCTATGTCTTATGGTGAATCTTTTAACATCACGCTCAATGAATCCACTGTGTTGTATATTGACTTATACACCCGCTTTCACGATTCCTTAGTTTGGGACAAAGGAATGTTTAACCTTAGTTTGGTTCACGATAACTACACTTGGTCTTATGAAACTAACGACACTCTAATTCAAGAGTTTAATCACACTTTTAATCAAAGTGGAAACTTTACGGTTCATGTAAGAGCCTCTGGGTCAGATGACCTAACAGATAACATTCCCGGTGATGCTTATATTGCCGAATTGCGATTTAAGACATGGGGAGAGGAGTGATACAGATGACAAAGAAAGATGATACAGAACACCATTATATGCACGAAGACGACCAACCTTGCGAAGAATGCGGTGCAAAGGATTGGCATAAGGACGAAGGACGAGGCGAAACATGGTGCAAACTATGTGGCATGGTGCGTCAAGACTATGAAATTGATTATGGTAAGGACTGGCGTGTTTTCTCTGATGGTGAAGGTGCTTCTCAAGAACGCACAGGTATGCCGTCTACAAATCTCTTGCACGACAAAGGTTTGACAACTGATATGGGTTGGCAAAACAAAGACTATGCAGGTGCTAAGATTTCTGGTGATGCGGCAAAGCGTATCAACCGTATGCGCCGTCAGCATTCCAGAACCCGTGTTCGCAACAGCACAGAACGCAACCTTGTGTTGGCTCTGGGTGAACTTGAAAGATTGGCGGGTCGTATGGGATTGCCTACTTCTGTTCGTGAAGAGGCTGCTTATATTTATCGTAAAGCCGTTGAAGCCAAGTTGGTTCGTGGTCGTAGTATTGAAGGTATGGTGGCTGCGTGTATCTTTACCGCTTGTCGTCGTAGTGGTAATGCTCGCACTTTGGATGAAGTCGGGGCTTACAGCAAGACAGGACGCAAGGAAATTGGACGCACCTATCGTGCGCTATGCAAAGCCTTGAAGGTTCGTGTTCCACCAACTATGCCTATTGAGTATGTGCCTCGTTTCTGCACAGACCTTAACCTACCAACTAAGGTTCAATCAAAGGCTATGGAACTTTTGGATAAAACCCAGAACCATGCTGCTATGGCTGGCCGTGGTCCAACAGGTATTGCCGCAGCCAGTATTTACTTGGCAGGTATTCTCATGGAGAATCGCAGAACCCAGCGTGAAGTGGCTGATGTTGCAGGTGTAACCGAAGTCACTATTCGTAATCGTTTCAAAGAGATGTGTGGTGTATTGGGGCTAAACCCTGATAACCCTGCATCAAGTGAATGATTAAGTAGTCGTAGTGCAAAGGTGTAATTGATGACATCTGCGCTTCCGCTAAATTGGTGCAAAAATCAGATGCAGAAGGTAGTGGTTTGGCTTTCGCCAATTACTCCTAATGATATAATTTTTATTCCCTACACAATGGAGTTTGTCAATGAGATTTTAGAAGACCCTGCGGAGATGGAGGCCGTAGACAAAAAGCGTTTAGACTTAACCATGTTATTTATCATGGAAAGAACGCTAAAAAATATAGAAGGTAACTATCCAAACCTTAGTGCAGACGATAAGGACGATGCTCAAGTTTTATTGATGATTCAACAAATGCGTAGCAGTAGAGATTGGATGGTTGAAACTTTACTAATGGGGGAGATTCCTGATTGGTTAGCCTTAGCCCTGCTTGGTTATCCCGTGGCACTTGCTGGTATCGCTGAATGGCCGACATCAAGGGCTTCGCTTAATAACTTTGCCTCGTTAAGTCCAACACTATTTAGTGAGAGAGTAGGACGAATGGTTGGACTGATGATGCAAGAAGCGAGAGAAAAGGAAGATTGAAATACTTCCTCTGACATTCTTAACTAATGCTTTGGCTTTGGATTGTAATTATTGCTGAAGTTGCCAGTTTTGCATTTGGTATTTGGTATTACTTTCAAAAGGTAAAATCATTGGAAACTAAAATACAAGAAGAAACTTTGGCTTTAGCCATCGCCACAGAGGGTAAGAAACATTTAGAAGAACAACAATTAACTCTACAAACACAGATGCAAACTTTACGAGAAGATATGGAGAACCATATTATCCGTCGGGACGATGAAATCCAAACTTTGAAAAATGAAGTTCGTCATCAGAAGGGCAGGGCACAATCCGCCCATAGTAGTAAAGGTCAAATCCTTGAGAAATGGACTCCGTTCTTGAATCACGACCAGATTGATGAGGCATGGAAACCCGAAGATTGGAGTTTTCTGGGTAATCCATTAGACTATGTGGTTTGGGAATGGTATAAAGATAAAGAAAAGAATATGGCCGAAGGTAAAGTGGTGCTACTTGATGTTAAGGCTGCGAAATCGCAATTGACTACTAAGCAACGCAGGATTCGTGATTTAATCAAAGCAGGTCGTGTAGAGTGGAGAGAAATCCGTTTGGACTAAAACTTTATTAGGGTCATCTGACCTATGGTAAAGTAAGAACCGACCAGAATGGTTAGGAGATGATAAGATGAGCGTAAATATAGAAATTGAATGCGAAGATGGATACGATGCTAAAAGATTTGAACGAGGAGAAACCCTAAGATATTACTTCAAAGGGCCTGCTGGTGTTTCAAATCCTAAAGGCGAGATTGGAATGTTTGACCTGAAAGGGCGATATGCAGGTAAGTTTAAGTCTGCCGAAGGCTCTAAGGTGCAATTTGCTTTGGTTAGCAAGTCCGAACACGCAAAGATTACGCTAATTTCTCCAAGTGGTGAAAAGATTTACATTGGCGACTCCAGTGCAGGAGTAATGTCTACACAGCAACGCATTACTTTGGGTATGTGTTTGAACAATGCTACGGCTTTGATTGCAGCGCAAATGGATGCCGAGAATCAACCACAGAATATGGTTCGTCAAATCTTTGATTTGACCGATGAACTCTATGCGGAATACAACAACCGCTACAACTGAAGTGATGCCCTATGATGACCTATCGGAGACCCACGGGTCCACCGTGTCCGATTTGTCGTAGCATGATGGTCTTAGCACCCACACGGATTGAGAAACATGAAGTTTGGTATTGTCCGAAGTGCGGATTTATGGATATTGAAGGCGGAGGAATGAATTATGAGTGAAGAAGTAAATGTAGCATTGATTAAAGGGCGACACGAAATCACATGGCAAGATGCGGCGGTAAGCGAAGCGGTGTGGGAATCTATTCCCACAGAGCGTATGCTTGATATGGAATGGTTAGAATCCAGAGCATTAGGTTGGTTCAATCGTTTGGGTAAGAAACAAAATCATATTCGTTTGTTTATCACGGGACTAACTCAATGCACCGTAGCATTTTTGAAATCTTATGATGTGGTGTATATGCACCGACCAAATCCACCGACTCTATCTCTAATGTTTTGGGACAGAGATTCTGAATCCTATGTGGAATCACGCTGGGATGAATAGATTTAAGTAGTCGTTAGTTTTATGTAGGTCTGACGACCTATGCCTACTATGCTGGAATCATGGTGTCAAGTAAAAGGCTTGACCGTAGAGAGTGGTTTAATTCAAAACGAGGCCGCAGTAAGCCTTGAAGAAGCCCGTTTGGTTGTTTGTTATGCTCTTAGATGGCGACACCGAGTTTGTCGGGTCTGCCATGAGGACTTTGATATTATGCAAGGTGGTTATCTTTATTGTTGCGAAGGCTGTGCGCCTGAAGATAGTTTAAGTAAGTGATACACTTTAGAAGTAGTATGGTAGCATGGCGAAACTGTCCGTTACCAGAAGTTTCTCCTGAACAACGAATCAAAAACAAAGGCTTAGGCATTTGTCGTGGTGGTTGTAATGAACTGGCTGCTATTTGGCAAGGTAAATATCAATTGTGTGCGGGCTGTGCTAATAAATGGAGATATAATCAAGAAACTTGTGATAGTTGCGGAAAAGTTTGTCAAGCAGACGAAGCCTTTCATATCAAAGAAAATAAAATGCTTTGTAATGGCTGCCATAAAGTTTGGTCCAGAAAATGTAAAGGTTGGGCATGGGAAAGATTTTTGGAATACCGTGAAGCATGGGTTGAGCGACCGCCAACTTTTAATGATACAGATTTAATCACTGTGCCAAAAGCAGATAGAATCAGAACCAGAACCGAGGCAGAATGCCAAAGTTGTGGAGAGTTTCGTCGTATCACGAATAGCACTTATCAACTTTGTAGCACTTGCGTTAGCCACGAACAATACAAAGGTGAAACTTGTTGGTGCTGTGGAATCTCTGGGCAAAAAGGTATTGCTATGACTTTTGACTTAGATGAAAGCGTAATGGTATGTGGAGCCTGTGTGATGAAGAAAGGCAAGTATTCTACTACGGCTCATGTGTTAAAGAACCATATTATGACTGTTCATAATTGTCAAATCTGTGGAACTGATATAGAACACAGAAACGGCGGGGCAAGTAATCCTAAGATTGCTTGTATTGACCATGACCATGAGACAGGTAAGATTCGTGGTGTGCTATGTAGCCATTGTAATACGATGGAAGGTTTGATTAAGAAGCATGATTGTCCTGAAGTTTGGGCTAAAAGTTTGTTGAATTATTTAGAAGCACCACCATTAGACAAACCGGGAATCCAGTAGTCATCTACCGAGAAAACTTTCGTAGCCCTCGGTAGGGTCGTCGCTTCGCTTCCGTTACAGGAACAGCCTTTTCCCGTCGCTATGCGCCTCCCTTATCCGGGGAGGGAAATACCCTTATCTGGTCAAGTTCAACCTGAAAGTTTATATCACAGGATGATTTAGGACTAAGTGATGGATGGGAACTATCATAATGAGGAAGCGTTGCTGGCTGCACTAAATGTGGTGCAAGCGTGGGATAGAAAGGAATATCTCAAAGAACCGATTGAAGTTTTGAGGAAACACCTCAAGAAATTGATGGATGCTATGTGATTGGTATAAATAGGTAAAACCACATAGTAAATGTATGGAAAAAGCGCACTATTATGTAGTTGGAAGCAACATATCACTATGTATGCAAAGCATACCCAAAAACCGAGTAGCCACAGATTACGAATTAGACTATTCTTATGATGAAAATAAACATTGTTTGTTTTGTCATAATGAAACTACAAAAATAATTGTTCATCCAATTAACAAGAAGAATCTGGGTGGTGTTGAGTTTGAATGTTTGCATGAAGATTGTCAAGCCAAAGGATTTATTCCTCGCTTAGAAAAACATTTGATGACGAAAGCAGAAAAAAAGAAAGCAGACAAGGCTCTTGCAGAATGGCAGAAAGAAAATCCAGATTGGAGATGGTTTTAATGGGAGTAATGAGAGATGAGGAACAATTAGGTGAAACTTTTGGATTCTGCCCTATATGTGATAACCCACTAATTGATTACCGAGAACTTTCGTGTATTAAGGATAATGGGTGCTGCGTGGGATGCCATCTGATTAGTTCTTTCGTTCAACTTCATAACAGTCGTCGGTCATAGTTAATCTATGGTCTGGGATATTGTCTTAGCGAGTTTTGGAGTTTTGCTAACTTTAGCCGTAATTGATATTTGGCGATATGGTATTAACACTACGGCGAACATGAAACGCAACAGCGAGCGAGCCAATCAAAACAAGTGATAATTATGAAAACAATGTTTTATTCAATAGGTTTTGTTTTTCCAAATCCTGATAACAACGAGTGGGTTCACTTAGATTTCAAAAAGATAGGTATTTCAACCAATCTTAGTAAAAGAATGGGAGATTATCAAACATGGGCAAATAAGAGTAATGACCCTTTATTCCCAATCATTAGAATTGATGAATGTTTTGAGTTTGAAACAAAAAAGGAAGCCCTTGAGTTTGAAAAGAAGATTTTAGGTTCAGTTGATATTTTCCAAGCAGAAGGTTTTGATTTTCCAAACCCAAACGAATGTATCCCCAGTTGGGTTGAGATAGAGATGCCCGCAAATGCTTCTTGGTCTGAAGAAGAGTTCGGTAAAGAATCGTCATTTGAAGGAAATGTTTGGATAGAAGATATGCACTTGTGGTCTGAACGACGAGCGAAGGTTTAAGTAGACTAACTGTGTAGGAGTCTTGAGGAAACATGGTAGCCACAGTCAAACTATTCCCGAAAGAATTAAAGTGGTGTCAGCAACACGCTGAAAATATCGTCAATCATTATGGTGGCGAAGGTTCAAAAGGTTCTGGTGCTTACAATCATAATAAAATAAGTAGCAATCTGGTTGGAGTCAAATCAGAAAAGGCAACTGCGGTTTATCTGAAAAGATTTATTCCGAAAGAAGATATTATGGAACACTACATTGATTTTACTAACAAAACTTTGAAAGGAGATTTGAATGTTTATGGACAGGCTCTTGAAATCAAAGGTTTGCGACCTCATCAATGGGACAAGTTCAAGCGAATGATTCCTCCTAATCAATTGAAAAGTTATGTTCGTGATGATGCTATCGTGGTTTGGACTACTGCCGACGGAGATTCTAAGAAACCCAAAGTAAAACTTATGGGTTGGAACTATGCTCACGAAGTTAAAGCCAAAGGTGTAGATGTGCAAACTATCTGCGCCAATGTTTGGTTAGAAAACGATGAAGATATGCACCCGATTGAAGATTTGCCCGAAATCTTACGAAGGTTTAAGTAAGTCATGGGGCATAATAACAGTATGGACAAGATTAACAAGGTTCAACTTGGCTTGAACAATGATATGGAAGTTGTCGTAACTTCTGAAGTCGTGATGCGAAACACGGCTGACCGAGATGATGTTTATTTCGTCATGTTTAACATTTTAGATAATCCTTTGCGTTTCGTGGTTAGCACAGCAGGAAACTTTACAGAGTTTTTGAAGCAGCGTGGAACTACTGATGGAGAAATTAAAGGTTGGTTGGATAGCAACCCAGACTTATTTCTGAATGCTATTGTTCAACATCAAGCAGAACTTTTACCACACTCTCAAGAAAAGGTTCGTGTTAATCTGGATTCACAAAAGAATGCAGACTTGGCTCGTGCAGTAGTTTCTTCTATGATTGATAAGAAATACTTTGTCAATGTAAGTCATTATAAGATTCCGGGTCAAAAAGAAGTGGTGCAGAAGAATCAAAAAGTTCCTACTGAACAATTGTTTGGAGATTTTCAAACGATGTTAGATGTGATTAAAAACTGGGAAGGGTTTGACTTTGCTACTTATCTTAAGAGCAAGGGCGTTCCTGATGACCAGATTGAACAAATGTTAGGTGAAAGACAATGAGTATTAGTAAAGATAATGAAAAAGAAGAAGAACACGATTGCTGCGCTACGGATAGTTGCGAGCATCAACCAGAATCTCACGATTTGCGAGATGTAATGAAACAATTAGAAGAAAATGAAACTATTCCTGATGGTTTCGTAATGGTCTTTATGTTTGCAGACCCTAATGAATCTGACGACAATACTCAAACTGATTTCTTTTTCCGTGCTGTGGCTGAAAGTCATGGGTTGAAACATAAGAAAATGGTGATGATGTATCAAGATACTCCAATTACACGCCACGATGTCGCATGGTTTGGCGATTGGAATAAATTGGCAGATGTAGCAGAATCTACTGAAGCCATTATCGGTGAAAACTTAGTTCGCTTTGTAAAAGATGGGACATTGAGTATGATGCCTCGTATGGATTTCATGTTTGCTAATCAAGGCACAGGAGAGTCCGAGCCAGATGCAGAGTCTAACCCAGAAGATGAAGAACTTTTCTGATTGGTGATTAAATGCAAGTTAGATTAGAACTCGGAGAAGGCAAATGGTTAGTCTTTGAAGACTATGGTGAAAAGAAAAAACATTTGAAAGTTACTATTGAAGATGCTTCAGGTGCAAGAATTGTTGTCGGTGTTTGCCTCAAAGATGAGTTCAAGCGTGCGGGTCGTAGTGCATAACCTTTATATGAGTCCTACACATTAGGGATAATTAAGAGATAGGCGCACCAGCCTGTTGATTGAAAAGGTGATAGACGATGACAGACATATTGAAACCAGTGTTTAACAGCATGAGAAAAGGAAATGTAAGATACAGTAAGGGTGGACTTAACCCAACAGGTGCATCTTGCATAATTACAGACGAAGTGGGCAACGAAAAGTTGATTGGTAAGTGCCATAGAGCAGTTTGGTATAGCAAAACAGGCGTGCCACGAACCAACAGACCTGATGACCAAACTTTCATCAAGTTTGCCGTAGGTCATGCTATGGAAGAGAACTTTCAGACACATTGGAATCGTATGGGTGTGCTGATTGAAGGCAACATCCCTATCCGTGAAGATATTTCAAATGGAGACCCTCGTGGTGAACTTATTATTTCTGGTGAAGTAGACGGACTTCTTCGTGATTTTGAAATGAATGAAGAAGGAGAGATTACAGATATTTCTACTACTAAGGCTATCGGTATGGAAATGAAGACCAACCGTGGTTTCTTTTCTAAGAAAGAAGTTTATGGTATCGGCAACAAGAAGTATCCTATGGGACACCCTAAGATGGACCATGTAATGCAAACCGCATTGTATTTGCGAATGCGCTGGAAATTAGAAGAATACTATGGTGTGGAAATTGATTCATTCCGTATTGTTTATTGTCAAGTAGATGATGGTTTGACAACTTACTTTGACATCAGCCTTAGTGATGGCTACGGTGGAGAGGTTATCATTAAAGACCGCAACGGCAACCGTATTGAACCTGATGCTTTGGCTTCATTAGAGGCAGGTATTACTCTTAATCGTGTTGGTGGACTCACTATGGATAACATTATGGACAGGTATTACATGATGCAAGATTACTTAAAAGATGTAGAAAATCCACCTGACCGAGATTACCAAATCAGATTTGATGAAGAAACTTTTGAAAAGAAGATGGCTTCTGGCGACATCAGTAAAACTGGTGCAAACACTTGGGAAAAGAAACCTTTGGCTCAAATTGGTGATTGGCAGTGCCGATATTGCGATTGGAAAAATCATTGTTTGCCCTATGGTGTCTTAACTGAAAAGGTTGAGGCGGGGTTGCTGACTCCTGAAGCAGCATTGGGACAATTGGGTATCGTTGGCTTTGGGAGTTGATTCCTGATGATTGATGTTCCTACCTTTGTGGCTTGTGTGCTGTTAATGGTTATTACGGCTATGTTGTTGTATCAACATTTTAATGCTATGTTTGAACTGCAATATCAACTTACTAATGATTTGCTAACAGAAGTTAAACCGTTGATACAGGATAAATCTGTAAGCACCGAGTATGAGAAAGATTTTCTCTACGGCGTTTCTTATGAGTTGAGTGAAGAATGAATGAGTTCTGGATTTTACTTTGCTTTAGTTTGAGTTGTTGGGCTGGGTTTTTTACTTGGTTTGCGACGACGGCCTACAATAATTTGAGAGCAGAAGTGGAAAAACTTATTCAACGATAGCCACAACGATAGTAATATCATCAGGCTTACCACCTTCCCAAATTGACAAATCTAAAGTATCATAAATATCTCCTGCTTCATAAGCATCTTGAGCAAAGGGACTCCAGATTTCTTCGTCCTCACTCATGTTGTAAGCGATATTGCATAAAACTTTAGCCATACGAGTGGGACTTTTAAGATTAGTAGCCTTGAGAATATCTATGACTTGGACTGGATAAAGATTATCCCAAAGACCATCAGTTCCCATGATAATAATGTCTCCAGTTTTACAATAAAATGTGTAATCAGTTAAAACTTTGTTAAACTTATCTTTAGAACCGAGACCCATAGAAAACGGAACATTTCGGGAGTGAGTTCCAGAAGATGTTTGAAACTTTACTTCACCATCACGAATAATAATTAAATTGGAATCTCCGATTTGACTAATGTTTAATAATTGGGCATCATCTAAGTAGGCTACTAAGGCTGTGGTGGACCCTTGTTCTCTGCAAGAACTATTGGCTTCTTCTAAACTTTCTGAAACAACTTCTCTACCGTTAATAAAATAATCTTTAGCAACTCGCATTACACACCGAGCGCAATTGCCTGCATTGATACCCATTCTTCTCCAAGAACCTACGCCATCAGCAACACCCATCGCATTAACAATAGAATTAGTGACAAACCATGCGTCATCACCGCCGTCTGAAACTTTATCTTCTCTGGGAATGTTAGCATAACCCATGATTAGCATGGTATTTCATACGAGGACTTGATACTTAAAGTTTAACCAAACAATTCTAAGAGTGAGAAATAGTTCATTTCTTCATTGGAATATGGAAACCTAATCCAATTCAAGACTTTTGGAGTGTTCATAATAGATTCTGGGTTGCGCTGATACTTAATGTTTATGTAGGTGCTTCGCCTTAGTCATAACATGGTCTTAGTTGAAGTTAGAGGTTCTACTCGTAGATTTCGTGATGTCTTAAGAAATACTTATGACTTGCGTTGGGATGGAAATAACTATTGCTACGCAGGAGATATGGCTCTTAATGAGCGTCGCATCAAGAACTTAGTAAAGTTTTGTGATAAGTTCAAGTTAGACATTAGAGTAGATGGTATCAGATTTGAACGAAGTGCGGTAGAGGAGGACGACCTTGACACATTTAAGTTAGAAACTTTCAAGTCTACGAAGCAATCAGAACTTGGTAAAGTAGGTAAGGAAACTTTACTACCACCTAAAGAAGCCGAACAAGCACCGGGTTATGTGGAATTACATTTAACTGCTGAATCAGAGGTTGATTTTACTAACTATCAACAATGGGTTGATGGAACTTTGTTTGAAGATGCACGACCAGAGCAACAGCAAGTTATTCCGTCGGTAGCAAAACTTTTGAGACAAGGATACAAAAACATAATCATTGAAAGTCCCACAGGAAGTGGAAAGTCTGCTTTCAGTATGGTCTTACCTAAGATGTTTGGTAGTCAGAAGAAAAGTTCCTATGTGCTAACTCATTTGAAAGGTTTGCAGAGTCAATACCTTAGTGAAATGCCCTTCATGGAAAGTATTATGGGTCGTGGAAATTATTCGTGTCGTTTGGATGTTGAAGCAGGATGTCGTGATGCAGAAGTGGCAGAAGCCGCAGTTCAAAGAGCAAGAGCAGGAATTAAGGGCGGTCATAGTTGCACAGCCGATACCGCACCTTGCGTAACTATCAAAGATTTTCAATGTCCATTCAAGAATCCGAAAGATTCGGAACGAGGAATCCGTTGGGATGTTCCCGTAGATACTTTGTGTGATTACTATGGTTCATTGACGAAGGCTCAAAACGCAGAGTATTTCGTAGCAAATATGGCTTACGCTACGGCAATTGGTATGACCCCGATGTTGCCACAACGAGAGTTTTTGATTGTAGATGAAGCCCATAACCTACCAGATGTAATGGTAAGTGCATTTAGTTTAGACTTAAGTGAAAGAATGTTAGAAAGACTACTTCAGATTAAAAGTTTGACAGAGATTTTAGAATTATCTGGTTCAGACCAAGTTAAGGCTCACGAACTTCGTAAAGAAAGGTTAAGTCCGTGGAGACCCAGAACAGGTAATATGGGATTCCCAAGGATTCCCAGCGTAGATATGAGAATGTCCGAGGATATTTTGAATAAGGCTGCTGCGGTATGGATTGCTTATCTTAATGATTTAGACAAAGAAATACAAATGAACCTTAAACATAATCGCTACGAGGATACCAAAGACCTAAAGTTAGCCATGAGGACTACTCAAAGATTGGAAACAATTGTTGCAGGATTGACTCACGATACTTCTAATTGGATTTGGCAAATGAGTGATGAGAAAACTTTTGTTAATTTTAAGTGTATTGAGATTAAAGAGTTTGCAGAAAGTTTGTTGTTGCACGCAGGCAAGAGGAGAATCTTTTTGAGTGCTACTATTGGCGACCCTAAAATGTTTTGTGATGAACTGGGTTTGAAAATGGAGGAAACTGCTTTTATTAGAATTGGTTATAGTAGTTTCCCATTGAAGAATCGGCCCATTTATACCCGTGAAACGGGTGGATTGCTAACACGCAAAGGCCAAGGCGACAAAGATTGGAAACAAACCGCAGAGACTATCTTAGATATTATGAAGCAACATCCTAATCAACAAGGAATAATCTTGCCCTACACTGACCGAATTGAAAAACAACTTAGTGAACTTATCCATGAATTAGACAGAACACAAGCGCAAAGATTGATTCAGCACGACAAGTCTGCACATGGTCGGGACGCTGCTATTGAAGAATGGAAAAGTTCTAAGGGCGGTGTGATAATGTCTACTTATCTAAATCAAGGTTTTGATGGAAAAGATGCAGCCTTTTGTATTGTAGTCAAACTTCCTCACCTTAGTTTGGGAGATGTGAGAACTGCTAAGAAAATGAAGGCTAATCCTGCATGGTATAATCAACAAACAGGAATTGCTTTGGCTCAAATGTGTGGTCGTGCAGTTCGTAGCCGAACCGATACTGCTAATACCTACATTATTGACCCAACCTTTTGGTTTCAATATAGCAAGGGCATTGATGGACGAGCCTTGAAAAACTTCTTGCCAACTCATTTATGTGAGTCCATAGAAGCCAACGAAGGTTTGACAGCCAATGGTATTCAACAAAGTTTAATAGGGTGATATACCATAGGTAAGAGTATGACACGCTCACCTGAAATGGATGCTTGGCTTGACCAATGGAGTGAAAAAATCACAGATTGGGAAACACGGAATGGAAAGAACTTCTTGGGAGGTAATTCTCAAAGAGGAAAAATTGAATCTTGGCTTGACCGTCATAATCACAAAATGGAACTAATGCGAACTATGACCTCCTTGATGGCGGCGGTATTCAGTGCCTTAGCACTGGGTAAGTTGCTTGGGTGGTTTTGATGGCAGGAATTGAATGGAAACCTTGTATCACTTGTGGAGAGGGTTATCCATCACCGAGTTTGACAAAAAAAGGAGAATGTTTTTTCTGCGACCCGCCGTATAAACTTGATGAGGTGAAAGAATGAGTGTGCATGAATCTTTTGGAAGCGGAACTTTCAAGACCAATCCTGCCTTGAAGCCGAATGATGTTATTTTGACACCAGAACCGATTGCTAAAGAAATGATTGCTCTTTATGATATTCCTAAAGGTGCAAAGGTTTTAGACCCTTGTTCGGGAGAAGGAGTGTTTTACAATAACTATCCTGCTGATTGTGAAAAAGATTGGTGCGAGATTAGCGAAGGGCGAGACTTTTTCGCTTACACTGATTCAGTAGATTGGATTATTAGCAACCCGCCATATAGTATCTTTGAAGAGTTTTTGACTCATTCACTTAAAATTGCAGATAATGTTTGTTTCTTAGTGCCTCTGGCAAAAGTGGTTTCAAGTTTGCGTCGTATCAACAAAGTTTTAGACTATGGTGGTTTTGTCTCAATGCACATTATTGGAGCCAGTCGTTGTGGATTCCCATTTGGATTCCCTGCGGCAGCAATTCACATGAAGCGTGGATATGAAGGCGATACAGAAATTAAGATGTGGGGTGAGTAAATGAAGATTGCGATTGCAGGGCAGATGGCAAGTGGTAAATCCACATTAGCAAACAAAATGCAAGAGGAGTTAATTTCACTGGACTACCGAGTAGAGCGTCATTCATTAGCAACCAAAGTTAAAGAAATTGGTAGTAATCTTTTTGGAATGGTAGAAAAGGATAGAAAACTTTTACAGCAAATTGGAATGAAGATGCGAGAAATCCGACCTGATGTTTGGATTGATTATATGAATCGCACCATTGACGAAGATTTTGCAGCAGATAAATATGATGTAGCAATTGTAGATGATGTGAGATTTATCAATGAAGCAGAAAAGTTATCAGCACAGGGCTGGCGAATCGTGAGACTTCATATTGAAGAAGATTTACAGCGTGAGCGTTTGGAAAGAACTTATCCAGATTGGGAAGTTCATTGGGATAACCGAGGAGACCCAAGTGAAACTGAAGTTTCGCAGATTCCAGAGGACTATATTTGGTTAAACATTATGGCCTCTGATTCGGATGCGGTGTTTGATGCTATTAAGATGGCTTGGGAATCGGAATAAGCATAAGTTTCAATTTTGACAAGGCTCAAAAAACCCCGATATTTTCAAATATCCAATTGGGATTTTACTCGTAATCACGAATGGCTACACCTTTGGGGAATCTTGGGACACCTCTGGCCGAAAGGTTTTGATATTTGACAGTCAGCATCTTCCCAACAATCTTGTCTCGGTCTTCCCATTGTTGCTCTTGTGAAGCATGAGTTCCCGGTGCGCTGGCTAAGAACTCTTCTCCAGATTTAGTAATACATTTCCATACTGGACGATTCAAAAGTATTCCTGCTTCAGACATTACTCCATTGTAGCCAATAATTTCAAACTCGTCATCTTCAAAAGATTTTAACTTGTAAAGATTTGTTCCTGCTCGTCCACCGATATATCCTCTGTGATTACTACGAACCATAATTCCTTCTAAACCTAAACTTTCAGCAGATTCTAAATAATAAACCATTAACTCCGCAGTATCCGTATAAGAAGAAGTTCCTATACCTAAAATCTTCCAATAATCAGGATTCAAAATGTTAATAGCGGCGTGGTCTTTGGGAACAAAAGATTCTGACGGAGTGCTAAGGTCTAAGGTATCGGGAGTGGTGCTGTATGCAGGTGCAAGTGCAGGGTCATTGTATAGAAAATAAGATTCACCAGAAGTGGGAATAGAACAGAAACGCAATTTATTTTTTCTTTGATTCGGCCAAGTGGGTTCTAACAATCCCAAAGCATATTGCATATCAGCAATTAAACGAGTCATGCGGTCTTGATATACTAAGTCTGGGTCATCAGGCCAATAGCAATCAAATATCAAATAGTAAATACCTTCAAAGCCCGGTGATGTTCCTGAAGATTTACGAACCATACCACTTAAGGTATCAAAATAGTCAGGGTCGGCAGTTACTCGGTCATCATACATCTCACCATCAATAACAGGCCCTACGCCCTCGCCTACTTGTTTCCAGACTCCTGCATCACGAAGATAACGATAAACCTCTTGTAGACATTCACGGGGGTATTCAGTGTTATATCCATCTTGGATGTTGTCTTTGCGACTGGTCTGGGCTAAGTAATCATTGACAGCCCAATATCCTGATAAAGAACGAACACCGTCATATTTGTTGAGACACCACCATTCTGAACCATTAGCAGGGTTAAACATTTGACGAGGCTTACGAGCCTCTACATCAAGGGCTTTGCCAGTGGGTGCTAAGTCGGGTTCAGGAAACGGAAAGTTTGGTATTGTTTTCATAGTGGGTAGTCCTCCTTATGCTGTCTATAATAGCGATTATCAGTGTTATCAATATCTACTTCTCCTTCTTCATTACAAGTTTCGCACTCTTCTGTCCACTCGTGTTCATCGTATTCTCCTGCTGTGCGATTGATGTATCCTTTACCATAACATTCAGCACATGGAACGGATAAAGTGGCTCTACGCATGAAGTTCAAAAATCCTGCATTTCTGGATTTGATTAGTTGGGGTTTAGAAACTGTTGAATAAGGTCTGTTCAATGGAGATTCCTCCATGATTTCTGGTAAAATATCAT